TTCTTCAATCATTAATACATTATCCCATTCTGATCCCTGTGCCTTCCAGTAAGTAATCGTGTATCCAAAATCAAATACTGTTATTTTTTCGTCATGATCAAATAATTTAGTATTTTTGATTTCATTGGTGTATTCTTTTTGAGATAATAGAGTTTCTACATCAGAGTAATTTGCCATTCCAAATATCGGTTTAAACATCGTTAAATCACGCGTAACATCATCATCCATTTTAATTTTAATTTTGATTAAATATTCAGTTTCAAATAAAATTTCTTCAATATATCCAATGTTACCATTAAAAATATTGTATTCTGCTATATTTTTTAAACAAATTAATTTTTCACCGACCATCGGAAACATAGAATCAAATTCATGAATTTGTCTAATTTTTTTATTTATAACAACACGAGTTTTATGCATTCCACAGAGAATAATAGAATTAATATCAGTTGCGTAATTTTTAATAAATATATCAAACATTTTAGTACTAATTGAATCGAATACCCAGGAAGCCTTAACTACATTTTTACCATATGTTCCACGTGGTATTACACCATTTTCACGAATTTCCATTGATAATTTAATTATTGGAGAACCGAGTGCTTGCCGATGTATTTCAGTTAATGAATAATCGGCTGGATCCACTAATGAAATAAATTCGCCGATCGCCGGCAATTGTCCCGCGTCTCCAATACAAATAATTGGTATATGATATGTTAATAAATCAATGAATAATTCTTTAGATACCATTGACGCCTCGTCGATAATTAGACAGTCGCCATCTAATGTAGACCGGCGCATCCATCCTTGGATTTTACCGTTAACAATTTTCGGAATATAAATTAATGAATGGATCGTCGAACATGTAGATGTACCACTAAGTTTGTCGGCGTCTGTTAATTTTTTTCGTAATACGCTAGCAGCTTTACCGGTTGGGCATACAAAATGAATAGAATAATCTTCATTTTGAATTTTATCTGCTAAAAAACTTAACATTGTTGTTTTTCCTGTGCCCGCATATCCGGATAAACTTGTAAATTTATAAATAGATTGTTCATTCATGATATTCATAAATCTTTCAAAGATAACATCCAACCCTTTTTGCTGTTTGTCCGTCGGTTGAATTTCTATTATTTTATTTTCAGTTTCTATACACATTTAATTGTTGTCCTTTAAATATTATACATTTATTTATTATGCGCATGTATTAAATATATTGTTGTATATTTTCGTTATATCTAAATTAGACATTAAATTATGTGAATTAAATGAGGTATTAACTGACGGCGTTTTAATTTGTGTTTTAAGTTTTAATTGGTTTTTTAATATTTCAAATATAGTCGGATGCATAATCATTTTATTATTATTTGCTATATATACAGTTGGGTTTGGAGTGCGTTTTGTATATTTTTTAACCCAACGGGTATTTTTAAATTTACGCGTTTGCTTACGTAAAACTATAGTAGTTACTAAATTTGGATCTATAATAATATCATATCCTAAATATTTCATTGTTGTTTATCCTTTATAATTGACATCTCGTATTAACTTCTTTTAATATTATGTTTTATTATATATTATTATTTTTATATTGTCAATTAAAAGTAAATATTAAAAAGGAATAGCAATAATGAAAAATAAAAATTTTAAAAAATATTATAATGGTTTGCCTGGTATACGGAATGCTGGGTATCAAGAGCCATTAGAAGAATGGCAAATAAAAGAAATTATAAAATGTGCATTAGATCCGATATATTTTATTGAAAAATATATTAAAATCGTATCAAAACCCGATGATAGATTTAAAACAGTAAAAAAATTAAAAAAATCTAAAGCATTAATTCCATTTATTCTTAGAGATTACCAAAAGAATTTAATATTAAAATATTATAAAAATAATCGTTTAATTATTAAATTTCCGAGACAAGGTGGAAAATCCGTAACTATACAAGCAATCGCAGTTCATTTATCAATTTTTACATCATTTAAAGATATCGCAATTTTAGCAAATAAAGATCGATCTGCCAAATTATTTTTAGGTAAAATTAAATTGATGATAAAAAATCTTCCATTTTGGATGCAACCTGGTATTCGTGAATGGAATAAGGGTACAATACAATTTGATAATGATTCTACGATCACGTCTGCTGCGACTTCGGCCGATGGTATTCGTGGTGATAGCATAACGGATTTAATAGTTGATGAAATGGGATTCGTTGATAATAATATGTGGTTAGAATTTTATGCATCAGTATACCCGACTGTATCTGCTGATGAAGATGCAAAAATTACATTTATTTCTACGCCAAATGGAATGAATCATTTTTATAAATTTTGGCAAGATGCTATTCATAAAATATCATCGTTCATTCCTATATATATAAAATGGGATGATGTACCAGGAAGAGATGAAGCTTGGAAAATTAAAACAATATCTGATGTAGGAGAACGATTATTTGCACAGGAATATATGTGCGAATTTTTGGGCAGTGGCGGTACATTAATTTCTTCGGTCGGATTAACATCTTTAGGAATTTCATCGCCTATAGAAATTACAGAATCTGATCATTTTCGAATTTTTAAATATCCAGAAAAAAACCATATGTACCTCGCGATTGACGATGTTGGTGAAGGTATAGGTGAAGATTCATCCACAATTCAGATTATTGACGTAACTAATAATTTATTATTGGATCAAGTAGCAATATATGATAATAATACCGTGTCAACTGATGATTTTCCTGCGGTTATTGAACAATTAGCAGTTTTATATAACGATGCGTTAGTAATAGGAGAAAATAATTCTTGGGGTTCAGACGTATTAACGGATCTCGTTTATGATTTTGAATATGAAAATGTATTTTACAATAGTGAAGAAGATAAACATCGGCATGGAATACGAATGACAACAAAATCTAAAAAAATAGGAAATGCATATTTAAAACGAAACATCGAAGATGGACGGTTAGATATACATGATGAAAAAACGATTTTTGAATTATCCACTTATGTTAAAAAGGGAAATTCGTATCAGGCCGATAAAGATAATCATGATGATACTGTTACGCCATTAGTACATTTATCATATTTTATGAAACATCAAGATTGGGTAGAAGATTGGTTAAATATTGATATAAATATAGAAGATCGTAGAAAAGCATTACAAGCCCAAATTGAAGATGATATTATGCCAGCGGGATTTGTAAATCGAGGATTTGGTGTTCAAGATTTAAATGATAAAGAATCTGTTGATAATTCGTACATTGGAGGATATTTTTAAATATTATTTAATTATTTTCCATCCAACAGAATTTATTTGTATTTGTACTTTCGGTGGTAACATATTAATTGTTATTTTGCCATTGTCTTTATTATTACGAAGTGTCCTCGGTGATAAATTAAAAATTGAGCATTCTGACCAAGAATAATTATCAAGATCAGGAGATATTAATCCATACAATGTATTAAATTCCCAGCCAATTGTATTTAGTCCTTTTGTCGATCTATCTGTAATATCTGTAATTTGTATTTTACCTATTGGTAATACATTAAATAATGTTCTACTTAAATTATTAATAGAACAAAAATGACTAACATTATATACTGTAAATTGTTCTCCTTTTTGATTTTCAAATATTCGTATATTTTCACATTGCCCTTTTGCTATATTAATATAATTAGTTTTCGCCGTTTCTTTTTGACTTATCGACATTTTTAATTTGGAATCATCTGTATGTTTTTTACCAAACATGCCATTTCGTTCGCCTTTACTTGTTATTTTAGTAGCTTTTGATAATTTTAATTTAGATTCAGACGACTGAGAACGACAATTACCACCGTTTATTGTCATATTATATCCGCCATTTGATACATGTGAATTAAATGTAGTAACACCTAATTTTTCTGTTATATCTAATTCATTATTTGCTGTTGGTATATTTTCCAATAATACTATTTTTTTGAAATTTTCAATACCATATTTTTCTATATCGGCATTTAATAATTTACCACAACTTTGATAAACGGTAATAGAAGTTGGATCTCCGAATTTTGCGCCGATATATATTCTATCATTTAATAAATTCATAATACAATAAACATATCCATATGTATGAATTTTCGGTTTTCTTGGCGATCTAGACATAATAATCTTCTTTATTTTAATAAGTTAATTTTTATATCTTTATTTAATGGGTATAGGCAATAGAGCTTGCAATCTCTATTGCCACCCATAACTTATAAATAAAGATATTATTTATAAGTATATATACTAAATATTGAAATACATGTCAAAAATAAATATATTAAATTCAGGACCATGACGTATAAATAATATACTGATAAAATAATATAAATTTTTTAATAGGAGAAATTACGATGGGAATTGATACAGCTAGTCCAAATGTCACGAGCCATGAAGCGGTATACACCATCCTTACCAGCGGAGACAGTTCCGTTTCTTGTGGAATGGTCGGAGATTTTGAATGGGGACCATGCTTTGATATAATACAAGTAATTGATGAAGAATCATTACTAGAAACGTTTGGTAAACCAACAGATTCAAATTATGAACATTGGTTTACCGCGTATAGTTATCTTGCATATTCAAAAAATCTTCAAGTAGTACGTGCTGTTGCAAAATCAACAGCAAAAAATGCGGGATTAATTTTAGTAGATTCCGAATCGGCTTTACCTGCACCTACGGTACTTACAAACCCAACGGTATATAATGCAAAAGATGCTGATCCTACTATCGCATTTGAAGCTTCAGAAAAACTCGCAGTATATGCAAAATATCCTGGTATATTTG